TTATGCTGCCTCTTTGTATTCCGTCCCGTCCGCATTCTTAAACAGCATGATGTCTGTATAGGAGGAATTATAATTCATGCGCGCATTAAACTCCACTTTCTCGCAGCCTGTAAACGGGTTTCCTATGGTATTGTTCCTGCCCATCCAGTCGCATAACTCGATGATGGATGACTTGTTGGAGGTAAAATAAATATAGTTCGTGCCTACGAGTGTCTGCAACACGTCTAAATAATCGGAAAGCCCCCAGTTCATTGTATAGGTGCCGACCTCGGTGGAAAGATACGGCGGGTCTATCAGAAACACGACATTCGGGACATCCTTGTACCTTCTGAACAATTCCCTGTAATCGCATGAAACGACCTCCAGCCCATTTAAAAAGTCAAGGCAAAGATCATAGTTACATTTACGCACGGTATTGTAAAATGTTTCTTTTCGCAATCCGTCCAAATTAGTGGCATACTTCATGGAAAAGAGCAGGGAGGTCGAAAGCGTGATATAGTCCACGTAACCACGCTCTTTTTCTTCCTGTTCTATCAGGAACAGGATGGCTTCTTTTGTTTTTTCAGGTAGGACTTTCTGACGGGGAACAGATGCCACCACCTCCCGAATCTTATCCAGCAAGGCATTGGTGCGTGGAATATTCTCTAACCGATGTCGATAGTTGTCAAAGTCATTATATACAACGGTGGCATCAGGCTTTTGGCACTTGGTTATATGCGACAACAAGCCGGAACCACCGAACAGGTCTACAAACACGGCGTCATCCGGATAATGCTTCAACACCTTGATAAATTCTTTTGCGAACATTCGCTTTTGCCCCTGAAAAGGAAGAGGGGCTGAAAGATACTGTCTTCTCATTTGCTTCTGGTTTAAAAAAGGATTGCAAAAATCCCCTTTTTATCCCTACCAGCTAAAGAAAACGGCCGTAGCATGCTGCACGAAGGTTGCAGCGATTCTTATACATTGAGATCAAAACGGACCCCTTCCTCCCCTGCCAGCAACCGGCACGTCTTGTCTATGTTATTCTCGTAAATGTGCACGTTTCCCAGGTTCAAGGTGATCGACTTCAACGGCAGGTCAATCTGCCGTGCGATCAGGAACAAATGGTATATGTCAGCCGGGAGCCCCAGGTTGGCATCGGAACTGCGCTGGTAAGCAGACAGCACCAGGCCGTCATCTTCTATCTGGAACTGCACCAGGCTAAGGCATGGCACTTGATTGCTTTCGGCACCGGTCTCACCCAAAAACAGCACATAATTCTTACTACAACGTTTCTCCCGGTTTATTTTCTCTATCAGAGACGGTAATCGCTCAAAATAGGTCGGATAACTGTTTATAAGGATACTTCCACAATAATCCCACCAACTTATACCGGCTTCACGGTATTTCTCTACCGACCTCTCCCCCTTCATAAACAATTGAAGCTCATCACGAAGTTTCCGGCGGGCAATATTATGCCCCTCGAATATGTCCAGCAAGTCCAAAGGGGACAAGGACAATTGTTCGTTCAGGAGGTATCTAATGTTTCCTTTCTTGTTACTTTGAGTCTTTCCCCGGCCAAGTATCTTGTCCAGGATCATGTAATACTTGTTCATGGCTGATTCTTTTTGTTTTGCACGAGTAAAGATAGCGGAATCTCCCTCCTACCCACCATGAATTACATGCTTCACACTGTAAGCGGCTTGCAGTCACTTTGGAAACGTTTTATCAATCCGTAGACCTTGCGCTCGGATATACCGTACCGTTCTGCAAGTATCGCCACGATATACGTCATTTTTTCACCTGCCCTGAGTAAGTGAAAATAATCTGTATACAGATTGACATACCGGACATCTTCCAAACGGATACCGGATTCTAAAAGCCTCGTCAATAACTCACGATTGAAGTTTAATATCTCTATCACTTTCATACAAACAAAAATTTAGTACCTTTGCATCATCTCACTTACAAATGCGCATTCTTTGCGCAAATAATAAACCAAAAAAAGCCCATAGCGCGGCAGAGGGTATATGCCCCCGGTCGTGCGCTATGGGCGTTTTTGGTTAAAAGTAGGTGAGATGATTTTTAACAGGCCGGGGGCTTTTTTTCTATCCCTTCCCCCCGCAGGGATTCATCCATTACCCGGCTTCATACAAAGCCAAGTCTAATGCGTCCTTTTTCTTCCATCCTTCAGACAACGCATCTTGTATGTGCTTCATCGCTTTCACGTAGAAATCCTGAAGGTCTGAAACCGTTTCAAACGTCCTGTAATACGGCTCATCATCCGCACCCAGCTTGAACGTCACTGGCAGGTTCTGCCCTCCCGTTTGGACGGCAAGATCGTATGCAGCTTTGTAGTTGAACTGGTTCTCGCTTGACAGCCATACCGGAATACCCTCGTATATGAATCCGGAAAGGATGGCCTTGTCAGTCTCCCGGTTATACCAAGCCGTAACCGTTGACCGTATCTCCTCGTCGGTCGGCTTATGATTAAACTCCTCTTCCATGTAAGAAGCGGAATCGTCTTCCTTCTTTTGCACGTCCCAGCGGATGCGCCACTTTCCTTTCACCGGGTTCGTGCATTCCAGCAGCGATACACCGGCACTTCCTTCTACTCGTTTCATGTAAACACGTATTTGGTTCGACCTTTTCCAAACGTTTCCGTCTTAATGGTTGTCTCAAACGGAAAACCGTCCGGCATTTCCCTCACTTGTGCAAGGATGTTTTTCATTTCTTCCGAATTAGTGAAAAACTTCTTGGGCTCACCATTCTGCTCGATACTCACGATACAGCGGTCCTCGCCCTGTTCTGTCTTGATTCCCGTTTCAAAGTCTTTCACTATGATGGGAAGGTTCACCAGTTCCCGGATGCTTACCACAGTGCCGGGAAAACGTTTCTTGCCGTCCTCCGGCTTATAGGAAACGTTCAAATCTTTAAATGATCTCATTTTTTTGCCTGTTAATTTATAATACAACTTATTACAATCGGCGTGCTTGGCCATGCCATAAAAACTGGCCATCAACTCACGCCGTCTTCTTCTCGATTTTACCTCGTGCATTTTTCGGGCAAATTTCTGCTTGATACGCTTCCTGAGCCGGACATGGTCCGGAGCATAAATCACGTACCCCAAAAAGTCAATGCCCTCACCCACCGGGAACACCCTCTCATTTGGCTTTATGGAAAGCCCGATAGAGTTTATCCGCTCATGGACGGCATCACGAATCTTCCACAATTCTTCTTTCGTCTTACCGAGCACGACACCGTCATCACAATAGCGGTAGTAATAACGGATACCGTACTTATCTTTCAAAAAATGATCTAAATAAACAGACAACAACAAATTGCCCAGTCCCTGTGAACTCCTCAGGCCGATACTGATACCCTCAGGCATCAGCCGGACAAAGTTATCCAACATAACGATGAGCTTTTGGTCCTTGAATATCCGGTTCACGCAATACATCACAAAATCTTGTTTCACGCTTTCGTAAAACTTCCGGATGTCGAACTTATAACAGAACTGCGTGCCCTCCGGATCATCTTTCATATCACGGCGAATATACGCCATCAGGTCATGCGGACCACGTTTTTTGACACTGGCCGAAGTTGTTCGGATAAACCGTTTCCTCAAGTGCTTGTCTACAATGGTCATGATAGCGTGTACGGCGATGCGGTCTTTCATGCTTAGTACCTGAATACGCCGTAACTTACCACCTTCCACTATATCCCGTTCATGATAATCTTTCACCCGGAAACTTCCGGATGCGATCGATGCGGTCAGTTCATCCAATACCTCTTCCTTATGCGCAAGCAGGTAACGCCCCTGACGGCTACGCTTTCTTTTCGTGCCGCGAAGGACTTGATTAAAGGAATCCTCCATATTGGACGGTTCTATAATCTCTTCTACTATGTAACCTTCTCTACGCATTTTATATCAAATTACGGCCACACGGCCTTCAATCTCCCGGGCCTGACTTCTTCGAGCCTTACGGCCTACCAAACTCTACCCGACGCTTGTTTTTTCAGTTTTCCAGCCCTTCCGGGCTGCTGTTACTGGGGCTTGTTTCCCTCGGCTCCACGGTGGGGACAAGTCCCCGGTGTTGTACGCCGATTTTAATTTCCTTCGATTGTTGTTCAGACGGGAACCGATATTCGAATTCGAGTTCGAGGCATCGTTATTCGCATTCGCGTACGACACACCACCATTCGCATTCGCGTTATTGTACCCACGAAAAACCACACGGCTTAAAGGAAACGCCACCCTTTGGAATACAAAGGTATTATTTTTCATGCGGAAACACTGTTGATATTATATTTTCGACGGGCTTACGCCCGTTTTTCGTTCACTTCGAATCACACAAACGAAAACGCTTTACGCTTTGTCGCTTCGCTCCCGTTTTCGATCACGCTTTTTCGACTATCGCCTTGTACGCTTCCACGCTCTCCGCTTTAACGATCCGGCCGCGGAAGGCCAGACGGGAACCGATACTCGAATACGAGTGCGAGGCATCGTGACTCGCATACGCGCACGACACACCACCATACGCATTCGCGCTATAGCACCCACGAAAAACCACACGGCTGACTGCAGTAGAGACGTAGTATTTATCGCAATAATACGTGCTGGACGAGCCGTTTGCACTTCCAACAGGCACCATATCCATATACTTGCCATGCGCGACACCTACTATCCATTGGTCGCTGGTGGTCTTACCTTTGACAAAACGGGTACTGCCATCCGGCATCCAAATACGCCACTTGCCTGAATTACCGCTATCATTGGGTAAATCAACACCGTCCATCATGTCATACTTATGGCCGTAGATGTCCTCATAGCCCAGACAACTGATATTGTTTACCTGAGTCACGGTCGGAGAACCATACTCGTCCTGCCCACGATACCAAGCGTACTGGTGGATAGAACCGTCCACGATGGAATTCGTGATCTTGTCGTTTATTTTATACGCTTCGTCATAACCGATCGTATCCTGCATACCATAACCGGCTGTACCGCCCGTGATACGATTGTTCGTATGCTGACCGCCTCCGCATTGTTCCTGGCTGTCACGACGGCCATATCTTGCGTAAAACAAGTTCGCTATACGGGAGTGCATCAACGCGTCTATCTGTTGCATACCGCGCTGAACCGAGTAATAATGAAAGTCGATCCAGTTCATGCTGGCCGTCGTGGAATTACCCGTTATGCATGAACGCAATTTGCTACCTACCACGCTACTGCCTACTACCGCACAAAGATGTTCCTCGTTGGCCACCCAATCGGGCTCCATATCCTCGATCTTGTCGGAGTTGGAAAGTACGACCTTGTCGAACTCGGCCGTGTTCAAGATCGAGAAGTGCAAGGCCGTGGCGTCCTCCGGAACATCCGATATCAAGTACATGCCGGCCTCGAACTTCAAGCCGATCGTTGGAACCACGATGGTTTTGACTACGTGTCCGGAGCCGTCAACAAATAGACTACCGACCAGACCCGTGCCGGGAACACTCGGAAAACGCACACGCTTGTAACCTTGCACATCCACCTTGCAGACCGAATAAGTCTTGTCCGTGCTATAGGAGTCTTTCAGCGTGGGCTTGCCACTCAACAGTTTGCGTTCCGCCAAGTAACCGTCCTTGCTCTCTTTTATATCATCCAATGTCAAAACGGTTGCTTCGGGGATGGGAGGCATATCGTCGGGGCCGTTGGAACTGTAACAGCTGTAATATTTCTCGTTCAGATAGTCATTGATACCTTTCGACCAGAAGAACGGCTCGTACATCATCCAGTCGCCCTCGCTGCTGTCAAGTTTGGCTGCGCTGCCATCGTAGTATTTATTACTGCTGGTATCATCCAACGGACAATAGGTCATCTCGCCGTCCGGATTGTTCACGTCAACTGTCTGGCCGGCCATCTCCACTTTACGGCTCGTGGGCTTTTTCGTTACCTTGGCAAGCACACGGTGGCGCTTCTTGAAGATCGCCGCCACGTGGGCATTCATGATGTAGGTATTGCCATACTTATAACCGGTCTCGTTATCCGGGTTGGAAATGTTGGCATCGTCCGGAGCGCTTTCGTCCGACTCGATGATGCTGTAGGCCGGTTGTACGATCTCCAGTTCAGGGTATCTTTCCCTGTATCTGTCCGCTTCTTCGTCCTCCATGTACTTTGTCAAACGGAGTTTTCCGCGCAATCCGGAATGACGGTTGTCTATCGCTCCGGTGGAGGTATAGGTACCATAATCGTAGTATTTTCCGAGCAGCCTGCCGTCATCCTCCATATCGATGTCAAGGACAAAACGCTCCAGTTTACCGCTACCGTTCAACTTGGCCTGATGAAGACGTTCCAGCATGGCAAA